CACCACCGCAACGCTGGCGCACCGAACTTGATCCACTCGCTGGATGCTTCCATCCTGCACCTGGGCCTCTCCCAGTTCGCTGCCCCCTTCACGGTGATCCACGACTCAGTGCTTTGCCTGGCCAACAACATGGATGACTTGAACGCTGCTGTGCGCTCCGCCTATGCCAAGTGCTTCACAGAGTTCAGCCCCCTCCATGACCTGGCTGAAAGCATCGGTGCTGAGACAGATCCCCCGATGGTGTATGACTTCGACCCTGCAACGGTTGAGGATTCCCCCTACTTCTTCTGCTGATGAAAAAACCACCCGCCAACGCGACTCTCGTTGAACGCATTACGTTCTACGTTGCACGCGATGAGGAGGAGAAGGCCAGAGCTTTGGCCCACCTAGGTGACTACCTGGAGAACTGCTTCGAGTACGACCTAGACTGGGACGAAGACCAGGCCTAAGTACATCGACCTATCATTCATCACTGCCATGACTACCGCCTACCGCACCCTGACCCAAGCCGAAGTCGATCAGCTCACCGCTGAGGAGTACGCCATGTATCTCGTCGATGGTGAACTGGCCGACGTTGATGAGGAGGAGTACCAAGCCTTCCTCCTCTCCCACCTTGTCTACGACGTCTGAGTATCATCATGAAACCAAAGAAGAGCCTGTCGGGCGGCGCCCACAAAGCCGGTAAGCCCAAGCGTACCCATCAGGGCCAGGGAACCCGCTCCCTGCCTAAGAAAGGCAAGAAGCTCTTGCGCGGCCAAGGCCGTGGCTGACTTCATGCTTGTGCCGATCGCACTGGTCGGCTTCCTAATCCCCACCATCGCTCTGTACCTTCACACCATCCACCAATGAGCAAGAACCGCTACGTCTTCAACACCACCCTCGAAGGCTTCATCAACGTCTACGAGCCCAGCGGCAAGTTCAACAACTGCTGCTTCGCTTTCCGTCTCCCCGATGAGGTGCTCGAGCAAGCCGAAAGCGACCGCGAGGAGCTGCTGACCTGGGCAAAGACCAAGGTTGACAACCCCAAGCGCATCGCCCTCAATCCCCCCAAGTGGGATGACGAAGGTTTGGTTAAGTTCTCTTACGATGGAGACACTGGCCGCCCCGCGCCTATCTTTGTTGACACTGAAGGCTCTGTTATTGAGAAATCAGTCCTCAAAGATGTCCGCAAGGGCACAAAAGTCCGCCTGATTGTCCAACAATCGCCCTACACCAAGCCCGCAATGGGCACGACCCTTAAGGTTCTGGGTGTGCAGATTGTTGAACTGGCCTCTGGCAATGGCGCTGTTGACTCTGGAGACCTCTCCGCAGCCGACGTCGCTGGCATCTTCGGTGCCGTCGAAGGCTTCAAGGCTTCCAACCCCGTTGTCCGTGATGCCCGCCCTGAAGAGGACGAGGCTGGTGGATATGACTTCTGAGCAGAAACAGCTCGCTTACCTCACCCGTCGGGTGGCTTCCTTGGAGAAATCCTTGGAGGCCATCCTGGCCAACCAGGGCAAGCTCGCTGATCAAGTGGTACCTAGCCTTCTGAAGGCGATCGAAGACCACGACGCTAAGTTCTCTCCACTACTTCAATGAGTCAATACCGCTCAGGCCTTGAAGAGCGGATCGCTAAGCTGCTAGACAAAGAGGGTGTGCCCTACCTCTATGAGGTCTCTAAGTACGTCTACGTCCTTGAGAGTAAGTACACCCCCGACTTCTTCCTCCCCAACGGGGTGATCATTGAAGCCAAGGGGTTCTTCAAACCCACCGATCGTCGCAAGATGATCGCGGTTAAGAAGGCAAACCCTGATCTAGACATCCGATTCGTATTTCAACGCAACAACACGCTGGCCAAGTCCAGCAAGACCACCTATGGGGACTGGGCTGAGAAGCACGGTTTCCAATGGTGCATCTTCCCCGACATTCCACAGGACTGGTACCAATGAAGCCATCCAAGAACCTTCTGATCAACACGATCATCGATGAGGTTGACTACCTAGTGGGGGAGCTCCGGGAAACCGGTGTCTCCCTCGACGACATCCTCGACGCTCTGGCCATCTACCTGGACATTGCTGAGGATCTTGATGACCCCGCTCAAATAGGAGAGCTCTTCTGATGCCTGAGCCGACTGAATCTCAGTTTGTTCGGCATGAGCCCTGCCCTAATTGCACCTCCTCTGATGCGTTCGCTGTCTACTCTGACGGGGGCGGCTATTGCTTTAGCTGTGGCCACCATGTTCGCGGTTCTGGTGCTGATGCTGGGGAATCCACCCCTGCCTCACCCCAACGCATTACCTACGACGGTGACTTCGCACGTCTCCCCAAGAGGCGCATCAGTGAAGACACTTGTAAGAAGTTCAATGTACGAGTTTCTGAAGGCGTAGTCCGCTTCCCCTACTACTCATCCGCCGGTCAGGTGGTCGGGTACAAGGAGCGCAACGCCTCCAAAGACTTCCGCTGGTACGGTAAGAACTCAGACAAACGCCTCTTCGGACAGAACCTGTTCGGAGGTGGCAAGTCGCTGGTGATTACCGAAGGCGAGATGGATGCCCTGTCCGTCTGGCAAGCCCGGCCCAACTGGCCCGTCATGTCGCTCCCCTCTGGAGCTCAAGGCGCGAAGAAGGCACTCGCTGCCCAACTCACCGAGCTGATGAAGTTCGATGAGATCATCCTCATGTTTGATGCGGATGAGCCGGGCGTGAAGGCCGCTGAAGAATGCGTCAGTCTGTTTCCCCCTGACAAGGTTTTCCTGGCCTCTCTAGGCTCTTACAAGGATGCCTCAGAGGCTTTACAGGCTAACGATGCAGAGGCTATCCGCCAAGCTGTGTGGAACAAGCGTACCCACAGCCCTGCATCCATCATTGACGGCCGTACATTGTTCGATCTGGTGTCCACCCCCCTCCACGGGAAGGACGCCGACTGGCCATATCATTCACTGAACGACGTAACCTCTGGCCTCAGGCTGGGTGAACTCGTCACGGTGACCGCCGGTTCTGGCGTGGGCAAGTCCACCTTCTGTGGTGAGACAGCCGTCAGCCTGATCGACCAGGGGTTCAACGTCGGGTACATCGCACTCGAGGAGAGCATCAAACGGACCGGGCTTCGGCTCATGACCGTTAAAGCAAACAAACCACTCCACCTGTCCAATGAAATCCCCACTGATCAGCTCCGTACTGCTTTCGACGCTACTGTTGGGAGTGGTCACGTTTATCTACGCGACGGCTTTGGATCTATCGACCCTGAGGTGATCCTCTCGGACATCCGCTTCATGGTTAAGGCGCACGACGTCAAGTTCGTGATCCTCGACCACCTCTCCATCCTGCTCAGCGGGAACGAGAGCGCGGATGAGCGTAAGACCCTCGACGTTGTGATGACTAAGCTCCGCAGCTTTGTCGAAGAGACCGGCATCGGCATGATCCTCATCAGCCACCTCCGCCGTGCTCACCAAGACAAGGGTCACGAGGATGGCGCACAGATCTCTCTGTCCCAACTCCGCGGCTCACATAGCATCGCGCAACTCTCTGACCTCGTGCTGGCAATACAGCGGTCCGTCTCTGACGGCTCCGACCAGGCCGAGCTCAAGGTCCTGAAGAACCGCTTCAACGGTCAGACCGGCCCCGCCGGCTACCTGGCCTACGACAAAGACACCGGCCGCCTCCAAGCGTCCGAGAAAATCGCAACCACCGACACCCCCGTAAGCTATGACGACTTCTAGTCCAGCCCACCTGGTCTTCTACAAGAAAGACAAGTGCCGCCCATGCGAGGTGGCTTACGAGAACCTGGAGTACGTGCTTGACCTGTCTCCCCACCTGGAGCAGTACATCACCGTCCTGCAGAAAGAGGAGCACCCGGATCTGGTAGAGGCCAACAGCCTCACCCTGTATCCGACCGTGCTGGTGTGTGATGAGCAGAGCCGGGAGATCAGCCGGAAGGTCGGGGCTAAGTACCTGACCACCCACTGGTTCCACGCTGCCCTCACTGCCATCCACCTCCGCAAGCCTGAATGAAACTGCCACGTGGCTACAAGGTAGGCCGGACCCGCTTCGGCCTTTACTACATCCAGAACACCAAGGGCCAGCCTCTTGTCTACGGACTTACTGAGGAGGCCGTCCACCAAGCGCTTCACATCCTGAAGAAGGGTGTGGTGCTAGCTAAACACCGCGTTTCCTGTGTTGACCTATGACCCGACTCGCCTTTGACGTTGAGACCGACGGACTGCTCCGTGGGCTCTCGACCATCCACTGCCTGGTTACCCAGGATCTGGATACCGGCGAAGTCAACCGCTACGACGACTCTGGGAGCTATGAGTCTGTGCAGACAGGTATTAACTACCTCGCCTGTGCAGATGAGCTCTGGGGTCACAACATCGTGGGGTATGACTACGAGGCTATCCGTGAGGTGTTTCCGTACTTCGAGCCCGAAGGCAAGACTTACGACACCTTGATCCTGTCCCGGCT